AGCGAATTCCTTTTCAAATAAACCCTAAAATTTGGGAGGTACGGTATGATTAAATCTTTTTTCAATGAGTTCAAAACGTTCGCCATGCGCGGCAATGTCGTGGATCTTGCTGTCGGCGTGATCATCGGGGCGGCTTTCGGCAAAATCGTGACCTCGCTCGTCAACGATATTGTTATGCCTCCTATTGGTAAGCTTTTGGGAAATGTGGACTTTAAGGACCTGTATTGGAATCTGGATCCGTCCAAGACGTTGGATGGCGGAAAAGTGCCGCAATCGCTGGACCAAGCGCGCGAAGCCGGGGCCGCAGTCATTGCCTACGGGGCGTTCATCAACATACTGATCGATTTCCTGCTAGTTGCCCTATGCGTATTCCTGCTCGTTAAGGTGATTAACAAGCTCAATCGTAAAAAGGAAGCGGAAGCGCCGGCTCCTGTCGAATCGAAGACGCGCGAATGTCCGTATTGCCTGTCCGAAATTCCTAAGGCGGCCTCCCGCTGCTCTCACTGTACCTCTGAGGTTAAGCCGGTCGGACAAGCCTCCCCAGCTAACGGGTAAAGAGCGTTGACGGAACTATTCGACATCTACGATGAACACGACGTCTGGATCGGCACCGCCGAGCGCAAGGAAGCTCACCGGCGGGGGCTATGGCATCATACGGTCCATTGCTGGCTCGTTCGCCGCGAGGACCGGGAGGGCCGGATCGCCGCCAAAATCTTGTTTCAGCAGCGTTCGGCCAACAAGGACACCGGCGCCGGCTGCTTCGACATTACGGCGGCCGGCCATCTGGAGGCCGGCGAAACGTCGGAAGCTATCGTTCGCGAGTTGCAGGAAGAGCTTGGCCTAGAGGTAAGCTTCGATAGGCTAAGCGAGTTCGGAGTCGTTCGCGAGCAAGGCTCCGGGGTCGTCGAAGGAGCAACTTACATCGACAACGAGATCAGCCGCGTCTATGGTCTGGAAGTATTTATGAAGCTGACGGAGTTCCGGCTGCAGGAGGAAGAAGTCGCCGGATTGTACGAGGCGGATGCAGATGAACTGATCGAACTGATAGAAGGTCGGCGAGAGCTTGTCCACGCACGCGGCGTTGCCCTGCGCGAGGGCAAGCTGCAGGCAGCGGAAGTCGAAGTCGCCCGCAGCTCTTTCGTCGAGCGGGATTTGAGCTACTACGTCTCCATATTCAAGTTTCTGCAAGCGCTCGTTCGGCAATAAGCCGGACGGGCTGCCAGCCGATCCGTCCGTTCCGGACTTTGCCCTCTACCCATTCTCCCTGCTGCGGATGCTGAAACAGCACTTCAAGCTTGCCGTCCCCGTCCGCATCCCAGATGCGAAAACGACGGCCGTCGTTCATCGGTCCGAACTTGCGGCTATCCCCGATCGACTTCCACTCCACGCGGATTTCATTGGAGCGCTCCCCTTCCGAAGGATTTTCGCTCAGCTTTCCTAGCCACCAGTCTCCGAACAAGGAATTGTACAACAGAATCTCGTCGCCTTTTCCTTCAAACGAACCGTACCAGTAACCGCCATCCGCTCGAAAACGGCCAAGCCCTTCCCAGTTGCGATACCAACGATCAATCATATTGTGAATGTTGTAAAACTCCGTATAGCGAGGAGCGAAGTCGAAATCGTTAAGCTCAGGCTCTCCGTACAATCTTGCAGCTTCTTGATGGATACAGCCGTGCAGGTTCGAGGATTCGATAAATCGTCCAAGCTCGTCTGCGCTCGCGAACGACTCCGGCTGGAACAGAATTCTTGCTTCCGCCGCCTGATTGTAGCAGGGCGACCTGCGGATCGCTTCGGGAACGGATACCCACGCCTCGAGCAGCCTGGGATCCAAACCGTTCTCGCGATACCAGGCCTGAGCACGACCGATAAAATCCCGGTGAAATTGCAAAAATTGTAGCCCGTAGCCGGGCGGCGGGTTGTTAATATCGACGTTGTGACGGGCGTGATGCCAGTTTTTGTGCTCATCGAGCAGGCTCTGCGGAAAATTCGGAATGCGCGACATATCGGGTCAGCCCCCTCCAGGTTATGCCGCCTGCGCGGGTCGCGATTGCGGTTGCAGTTTGCGGGCAGTAGAATTGCCTATAGCATATGCAGAGGAGGCTTGGGAGGGTACTGACGCCTAATATGCAGGGATATGACTAGGGCGTGTATGCATACTCCGAGGATAGTAGATTTGGCCGAATTTTCGTTCCATGCAAGGAACTTTTGTGAAGGCGTACCGGGGTACGTCAAGCAAAAGTGACGAAGCAGGGAGCGAAAAGGCGGTGAAAGATACCTCTGAGCGGGTTTGCATACACGCCCTAGCTCGTCGTCTTAATGTCGACTGACGTATCGGCCGCGCTCCAGACGATCTTCGCCTTGTCGTGGACAGCAGCCAATTCTCTTATCGGAACATACCCTACGTTGCCGAACAACAATGTCGGAAGCGACTTGCCATTCGCGGTAACGGCTTTGTTGGCAAAGCCGATTTTGAGCTGCAGCGCTTCGCCGACAACTCTGGCGGCTACCCAGGTCTGTCCGGAAATGAGACGGCCTTCCGCCAGGAGCTCGCCGTTCAGACGAACGGGAATCGGCAGCGGCTCCGGTTCAGACGCTGGCGGCTTCGTAGGCGGCTTTACCGGATCGGGCCTGGCGGCTTCCTCGTCGTAGCGCTTGAGCTTGTTGGCGTTGATTAGCGAGACGATCTTCGATCCGTATTGCGGATCTGTCGCATAGCCGCACAGGCGCAACGCCTCGGCTTGCATTTCGGGTGTCGTCGATTTTCTCACACGTTCATAACGAGCAAGCTGGAATAGCAGATCCTGATCCTTGTAAAAATCATAGATACTGTCATAGGCGCGAAAAAGGGCCGTCGTATCGACTCTCGTCCCATTTTCGACCTCCCATGTCCCTTTGCGCACATACTGGCCTTTCCAGTAACCATTCGGTTTACCGCTGCCTACTTTAATGCCGCCGAGATTGTACCACGGATGGATGACTCCCCCGGTCTCGAGCAGATTTTGCGCAAGCCGCACGGAAGGAAACAGAGGGGAGCCCTCTTTCCTAACTCGTATCGCGATCGGCGCCAGTGTGGCGATAAACTCCGTTTTGCTGAGCTTGACCATCTGATTGCACCTCTCTCTTCTTCGTAAAATGATAGACGCCCGACGCCGTCAGTCCGATAATGGAAATCGTCGCGAGCGTCTGCTGAACATGCTGGGGAACGAGTATAAATACAGTAGCAATGAGCAGGCTGACGAGATGATAATAGCGGCTTGGCACGCGAAACTCCTTCACGACGCCTACATAGGCGGCGACGATCGGAGCGAGAAGAACCACCTCGTCGGTCATAGAGATCAGTTTGTCCATAGTGTATTCAACCTCCTTGCAGGTTGGTCACGGCCGCAATCACGGCTGCGATAATCGCCCCGACCAGCGTCCGCCACAGCCAACGCTGATTATCGGCAATCTCGTCAATCCGCAGATGCGCCGACCTCGTCGACTGCAGCGCTTCAAGCGCCGTGTCTCTCGCCGCCTCCGCCGTATCGCGGACATCGGTCATCGCATCGATCTTCGTCTCCAACCTAACGACGCGCTCCCGAATTTCCGAGAGCACGCGCGCTTCTTCGCTGGACATGGGTCCCACCTCCTGGGTGTAGTTGTAGTTTTGTAAAAATAGGCTGCTAGTTGCAGCGATCCGACTTTTCCTGTAGTGGTTACAGGATCGGAGCGGTCTTCGATACTATTCTTGCAGACTAGTAGAGCGACTCAAAAGTAACGTAATCCGGACATCGGAAACCTGCAAGCTTG